CCTAAAACAGAAGAAAAAAAAACTGATGTAGCAGATCCATTTAAAAAATTAGCTGTACAAAATACTGGTGGCGGTGGTGGCGGTGGATCAAATCAAGATTATAGTGGCGTTATGCTTAAGACTCCAGAAGTAAAAGAAGCTACAGTTAGAAGTGCTGGTGATCCTATGACTAATATTGCATCACAGCAAACTAAAGCCATAGCAGCTGGACAAACTAAAGCAGATCAAGCAGCACCACAAGAAAGTATTGGTGCTACAGATTCAATACAACCACAATATCAAGATGGAATTTTACGTGGTCAGACTGGTGTTCAATATAGTAAGCCACCTAGTTTAACTTCTAGAGCTACATCAGCAGTACAAGATACTGTATCAGGTGTAATAGACTCTGTTAAAAATAATAAAGCAATTCAAATAGCTAGTAATGTATTAGGTTTTGTAAAGAATCCAATTATGGGTGGACTTAAAATGGTAGCAGGTATGCTTCCAGAAGAAACAGCTGTACAAAAAATGAATAAGAGTTATTTTAATATTAATGAAGGTGGTCAAAGAATAGCTGGTAATCCTGCAACAGATTTATATGCAGGTATGAATAGAACTTCAGATTTTGGTAATTTAGAAAGAGCTGGAAATAAAAGAATATCTACTAGAGAAAAAACTATTGCTAGAAAAGGTGTTAAATCGGCATCAAACCCTAATGGTGTATCTCAAGATTTTGTAGATAATACTAATAAAATGAAAGGACAATCTACAGAATACAAAGCTAAGAAAAAAGGTTTAGATACTAAAAATCCAAATGAAATGAGAAATGTTAATAAAGGTGGTAATGATGGAGGATCGGGAGGATCAGATAGTGGAAGAGTTATATGCACAGATCTACACAGAACAGGAGAATTATCTACTAAAGATTGGGTAAGAGATACAAAATTTACATTTAAAACATTATCTAAAACACACGTTAAAGGTTATTTACTATGGGCAGAACCAACTGTAAAACATATGCAGAAGTATCCTAGATATAGAAAGATATGGAAACATATTGCACAACACAGAGCAAATGATATTGCATGGAGATTAAACGAAGGTAAGTTTGATTTACTAGGTAGAATATATGCAGGTATAGGTGAACCCGTATGTTGGGCATTAGGTAACTTTGTAAGTGATAAACAAATTAGTAAATATAATTTAACACATTGGAGAAGAGCATAATGGCAATAGGACCAAAAGGTGAAGTAACAACAACAGGTTTAATGAATAGTGGTATAAAAACACCAGATGCACCTGATATGTCAAACTTAAAACCACCAGCTCAACCACAAGAACAGAAAGCACCAGTAGCAGCTCCAGCAGCTATGGCACAAAGACCAGAACCTAAAGATCCTGCTGTTATGGAAAAATTAAATGCTTTATCTGAAGAGGAAAAAATACAATTAGATATGGTATTATCTCCAAGTTTAGCAAATATAATGAAAAAAATTTCACCTGATGCTAGTCCAGTAATAGATCAATTTACAAGTCAAGAAGAGAATGTTGTATTACCAGTATCAGTAGTAAAGAATTATGCCGTTAAGAAATACCCAAGTTCTAGCGAGCAAGAATCCGTACAAGGATTCGTTACAGAATTATCTGAGTCACAATCAGATAATACAAATGTGCCACCTGAAAATATGTCAGAGGCTAACCCAAATGGTATGATGGTCCAAGACCCTAATGCCGATTCAGAAATTGCTCCAGAGACTGCAGCAATAGATGAAGGTCAGTCAGAACTAGCATAAATTCAGCCCACAAATTATGGAAGTGAGCTACCCTTATCCATAAGGCACTCAACCTAAGAGGAAAAATAATGGAAGAAGAAAAAAAATTAACGGAAGAAGCTAAGGCTCCTGAAGTTAAAAAAGATGATAAACTATTTAAGAAGCCTGAAGGCAAAGCTATGTATCAAAAGCAACGAGAAGACGCTGATGATGCAGAAGTTGAAGCATTCGCAAAAGGTGAATTAGGTAAATATCATTTAGAGAAAGCAGAAACAGCAACCGTTCAAGAGGACACAGAAACATCTGAAGAAATTGCAAGCTCCGATGGCGAAGCTACTCCTTCAACTGAACGCCCTGAAAATGCAGAAGACCGTGTTTTTAAAAAACGTTATGACGATTTGAAGAAACACTACGATTCTACTTTATCAAAGCACAAAGATGAGGTTAGAACTTTAAGAACGCAATTGGAAACATCTACTAAAGAGTTTGTTCCACCTAAGTCTAAAGATGAACTTGAGGCTTGGAGAAAAGAGTATCCTGATGTTTATGATATGGTTGAAACCATAGCTATGACAAAAGCTGATACTAGAGCAAAAGAGATTGAGGATAAATACCAAAATCTACAAGCTCAACAGGAACAGATAAGCAAAGAAAAAGCTGAAGTAGAATTGTTAAAGATGCATCCTGACTTTAGTGAGATTCGTCAAAAAGATGAATTTCATCAATGGGCTAGTAAACAAGATCCAGTTATTCAAAGTTGGTTGTATGAAAATACATCTAACGCACAATTAGCTGGAAGAGCAATTGACCTTTATAAAATGGACAATGGTACTAGCAAATTAACTAAAAAACAGGAAACATCTATTAAGAAGGAAGCAGCTAAAGCTGTTACTAAAACTACTAAAGCAACAGAGACAGAGATTCCTACAAAGAAAATCTGGTCTAACTCTGAAATTGCTAAGATGAACCCAAGAACGTTTGCTAAGTTTGAAGCCGAAATTGATGAAGCTATTAGAGAGGGTAGAGTCCAACCTTAATAATAACAACTATAAACAATAGGCAATCATTATGGCAACAATGGGAAAAGCAGCTGGCTACCAGAATTTACCTACGGGTAATTGGGCACCAGCAATTTATAGTCAGAAGGTTCAAAAGTTTTTCAGACGTGCATCAGTTGTAGAAGATATTACTAACACTGATTACGCTGGAGAAATTGAAAATTTTGGCGACACAGTAAACATAATCAAAGAGCCTTCAATTACAGTGAATGACTACGCTAGAGGTCAAACAGTAAACACAGAAACACTTGCAGACGATCAAATTCAATTGACAGTCGACCAAGGTTCGTACTTTGCGTTTAAAGTAGATGACATCGAAGAAAGACAATCACATGTAAACTTTGAAGCTCTTGCAACTTCTTCAGGTGCTTATGCACTTAAAAAGAACTACGACTACAATGTATTAAGTGCGATTTACTCAAGTGCGAGTACTTCAGCAGCTAATACAGGAACAGACGGTTCACCTATCGATGGTGATGCAGCAGCTGACACATTAACAGATATTATGTCAGCAGCTAAAACAGTTCTTGATGGTCAAGATGTACCAGAAGAAAATAGATGGTTCGTTGCACCACCAGCTTTCTATCAACAACTTAGAAAAGCAGGTGCTAAGATCGTTGATCAATCTGTTATGGCAGATGGATCGGCTTCAGCTATGAGAAATGGTATGATTACAGATAGACCTTTATTTGGGTTTAGAATGTATACTACTAATGCTATAGCTGTATCAAGCGGATCAGCAGCAAGTAAAACTTTTGGATCAGCAGGTTCTAATGAATATGCTTTCCTTTATGGACATCAAGGTGCAGTAGCAACTGCAAACCATATTGCGAAAACAGAACTTATCAGAGACCCTGATTCATTTTCAGACATCGTAAGAGGTCTGCACGTTTTTGGAAGAAAAGTTCTAAGAACTGAAGCAGTATACTCTGGTGTTATAACAATAGGTTAATTAGAGGGAGATAAATAGATATGGCAACTTACGACAAAACAGGAGTAGGTGGTACTACAGGACATCCGTCTAATGGTAGAACACCTTACTTAGTAGAAAACACAATCGACATATCAGCAATTAATAGTGCAGCAGGAACAGCAATAGGAGATGTAGTTCAAGCTCTTGACATCCCTGCAGAAACATTAATTATGGAAGCAGGAATCGAAGTACTTACTGCGTTATCAAGTTCAGTTACTATGGACTTAGGTATAACAGGGGGTGTTGTTGATACTTATGCGGATGGTGATACAAACGCAACAGGTTATTCAGCACTTTCAACAGATGCTAGAGTTATATCAGCATCAGCTGATACTCTAGATGTACTTACATTAGTAGCAGCTTCAAGTGCGGGTAAAATCCGTGTTTGGGCAGTACTATGTGATGTATCAGGTATCGATGAAACTGATCATAACTAATAGATAGATAACTTTAAGGGGGGTAGTAATATCCCCCTTAGATAACACCCCTTATAACATTTAGGAAACTTATGGCTACATATAATTTAATAAACAAAACTAGTGCAAGCACAGGTCAAAAGATTATTGCATTAGGTAATAATAATGATGTAAGGTTAAAGAATTTAGAAAATAAAGTTGCAGAACAATCTGATAAATTAGATCAGATTACTGCACTACTCAATGAAATATCAAAAAAGACATCAGCTTCTTGAGATAATTTCTGAGTACAAATCTGATAATACTGCACTAAAAAAGCAGATTGATGATTTAAAAAAGCAATTAGATGATGCAGAATCTCGTATTAAAAGATTATTAATTAGATGCGAACAGTTTGCAGAAGATAACAATACAACAGAGGAATAGATATGGGAATGTATAGTAGTGAACTTAGAAAATTAAAAGGTAAAACTATAAGAGATAAATTAAAAAATGCAGGTGTTAAGAAAATTCCAATTAATATCACATTGGAAAAAGCAATAGAATTATTAAAAAAGAAAACAAGAAATTAATAAATGTCTACAACTTATTTAGTATTAACAAATAGAATCTTAAGAGAATTAAATGAAGTTGAAATGACTTCAACTACATTCTCTAGTAGCCGTGGTATTCAAACGGCTGTTAAAGATTTTGTTAATAAATCTATACACGATATATACAATGAAGGTGCTGAGTTACCTTTATTACACACATCCACGACTCAAGCTCTCCAAGCAGGTGATGCGGAATATTCATTCCCATCTGATATGCGAAGAGTAGACTTTGAGTCTTTTTTTTTAAAGCCAACAGAACTAGTTACTAATGGAGAATTTACTTCTAATATAACTAGTTGGACAACTATAGCAGGAGCTGGAAGTGCTGCCTATAATAGTGGTGGAAATGGTAGAGCAAGATTAAATGATTATGCTATATATCAAGCTATCTCAACTGTAAAAAATAAAACTTATAGAATTCAAGTTAGGGCTTATGACACTGCTAGTACAGGACAGGCTTTTAAAGTCCAAGTAGGTACAGCAGCAGAAGGTACTCAAAATTTAAGTACAACTTTAACTGTAACTAATTTTGGTGAAGGTAATATATTAGATACTACATTTACAGCTACAGCAACTACAACTTATGTAACAATAAATAATACTACTACAGCAACTAATATGGATGTAGATTATGTAAGAATATCTAGAAGTGATATTGCACCTAGAAAATTAGCTAGTGCTACTTATGATACTTATTTACAATCATATAAACCTTCTGATGATGTTAATCAAAGTAGTGCATATGGTATACCTTTAAGAATTATTAGAAAACCTGACTATAGTTCATTTATAATAAGTCCTATACCAGGTGAAGGTGAATATACAATAAGCTATGATTATTATCAAACACACACAGATTTATCTGCACATGGTGATACAATGGGATTACCTGATAGATTTGGTTCAATAATAATTGATAGATCAAAATATTATGTATATATGTTAAGATCAGATCCAGAGCATGCACAATTAGCAGATAGAGATTATCAAAGAAAATTAAAATTATTAAAGATAGACTATGGTACACATTCAACAGATTATATGAGAACAGATGTAATAGGAGAAAGTATTACTACAAATGTAGGTACTACAGTAAGGTAGATTATGGCAGATACTTCAGCAATAGCTCCATATACAGCAAGTTGTAGTGGAG